CCGTCGCACTCGCTGGGACTACTACTGGCCTGCTCTCGCTCACATTGGCGAACAGGCCGTGCTTAACAAAGAAATCTATGCTCAAGGCACGTCTGTCGATGAAGAAGTTTTCGGCTATCAAGAACGCTTTGCCGAATATCGTTATAAACCTTCACTCATTACCGGTGAGATGCGATCTAACTTCGCTCAATCTCTCGATACTTGGCATCTGTCCCAGGATTTCTCATCTCTTCCTGCTCTGAATGATGCTTTCATTCAAGACAATCCACCAATCGACCGCGTTATAGCGGTTCCTTCTTCTCCTCACTTTATCTTCGACTCTTATTTCAATCTTCGTTGTGCCAGGCCGATGCCTACTTACGGCGTGCCTGGACTAATTGACCACTTCTAAGGATCATCACATGATTGAAAATATGCCCGATATCGGGCCTCCAATCTTCGCTATTTGGGGCGCCATTATTGGCGCTGGAGCATCTCTTATCGGTGGTGCTCTCTCCAATAAAGCGAATAAAGACTCTGCTGGTTCTCAAATGGATTTCCAGGAGCGTATGTCAAATACTGCTTATCAACGATCCATGAAAGACATGAAAGCTGCTGGTCTTAATCCTATCCTTGCCTATCAAAAAGGCGGGGCATCTACTCCAGGCGGCGCTGGTTACACCGCCGAAAATCTCGGCGAAGCCGCCGTTACATCTGCCAAAGGTGTCTCACTCGTTAAATCTGAGATCGAACTTATGCGATCACAAATTGGCACTCAAGAAACTCTCTCTCAACTTCAACAGGCTCAAGAAAAACTCGTTAATACTCAAAACGTCGCATCAGCCGCCCAGGCTCAACGCGACCTGGCATCTTCTAAACTCATCGATGCACAAACTATCAAAACCGGCTTTGAAGCTCTCGCTGCTAAAGAGAGCGTTGCATCTGCCAAAGCCCAAGCCGGTCTTGCTCAACTTGAACTCCAAGGGTCTTCTCGCTACGGTACATCAGCAACTGGCCGCATCCTTGAAGGCACTGAGCGCGGCCTCAAACGTGGCGGTAATTATCTTAAAGACCTTGGAACTCGCTTCCTTAATCGCATATATCGTGATGATCCAAGAACCAAAAAAGGGAATAAAAAATGACCTTCTTCCGCGAACATCCCCGTTTCTATTCTGACGTGGGCGGACAATCTCGTACTAAGCAATCTTTCAAAGCTGAATGCGACATCAACACTATTCTAAAAAAATATCAAAAAACCGGCTTGCTATCTCACGTCTCTCAATACCAGGGCCGCTATGAGGACCTGCCATCCGAAATCGATTATCAACAATCGCTTAATGCGATTATCGCAGCCGAAGAATCCTTTTCTTCGCTGCCTTCAAAAATTCGTGCCCGCTTCGGTAACGATCCTGCCGAGTTCTTGCAATTTGTCGAAAATCCGGCAAATGAAAATGAAATGATAGATCTCGGCCTGGCTACACGACGGGCCGAAGAAGTCACGCCGTCGCGCGTAGCGACGCCAAGCCTACCAGGCGAAAGCCTGGATCCTCTGGAGGCTTCTTAGCCTCCCTGCCGAGCCACTTCTCGGAAAGTCAACTAAAAAAAGCCCCTTAATTGGGGCTTTTAATTTGACAAAAAGCACAGTTCTGTCTTGATGTAACTGTGCTAGGTGACACCCAATCAACAAAGGAACTACAAAATGAAGAAATTCAGAAAATCGAGGCAGAAACTCTCTCGCAAAAAGTCCTCCAAACTCTTCACGAGGACCGCTCAGCGCGTTTCTAAGAAAAACATTACAGCAGGGCCAATGCGAGGCGGTATCCGCCTATGACCTGCTATCACCCTTTAAAGGCCTTTCGGTCGCCGAACCTATCGGCGGCCGGAAAACTCTCAATCTCGTTTAGCCCGACAAAGGGCTATACGGACCTGCCCATCACACTTCCGTGTGGGCAGTGTATCGGCTGTCGTCTTGAACGCAGCCGTCAATGGGCCGTTCGTTGCATGCACGAGGCCCAACTTCACGACGAGAACGCCTTCTTAACTCTCACCTACTCAGAAGACTGTCTTCCAAAATCTGGCTCTATAGAAAAATCCGCCATGCAAAAATTTATAAAACGCTACAGGAAATCTATCAGTCCAGGCAAAATCAGATATGTCCTCTGTGGTGAATATGGCGACCAAACTCGTCGACCTCACTACCACGCTTTAATCTTCGGTCACGACTTCTCTGCTGACCGTATAGTTCATTCTAAAGCCTCTGACGGGTCTTATTTGTACACGTCTGAACTACTCTCAAAACTCTGGCCTTATGGCCACGCGCTCATCGGCAGCGTTACTTTCGAAAGTGCTGCCTATGTCGCTCGCTACTGCTTAAAAAAAATCACCGGCAAAGCCGCAATCTCCGCCTATGAGGTTCTTGATCCTCAAACAGGCGAAATCATTTCTCTCACTCCTGAATTTTTTCAAATGTCCCTCAAGCCTGCTATTGGCTCTGAGTGGCTAAAAAAATTCAAATCCGATGTTTATCCATCGGACGAGATAATCGTCCGTGGTCACAAAACGCGCCCGCCACGGGCGTATGATAAAATTCTCACAGATGAGGAGGTGTCACCGATAAAAAAAAAGCGCCTACAAATGGCGCGCAAACACTCTCAAAATAATACTCCTGAACGGCTCCACGTTCGGGAACAACTTCACAACGCGCGGGTCAACGATAAGTTGCCGCGCAAACTCTAGGAAAAAAAATGCGAACATTTGTTTATAGCGTTTATGACAAAAAAGCTGGCTCTTACGGCCAGCCTTTTACATCCAATCACGAAGCCCATGCGCTTCGTTCTGTTCAACAAGCTGCCAACGATCTTCAATCTTCGCTTGGCCAATATCCTTCCGATTTCACTTTGTATAAAATCGGATACTTCGATGATGCCTCCGGCGAACTCGTACCAGACAAATCACTTACATTTATCACTGAAGTGATTTCACTTGTTCGCACTGACAATCAACTTGAACTAATGGAGCAATCAAAATGAGCCGCATTCCATCAATCATGCCAGCTTCCGGCCGTTTTGCTCAAATCCCCCGGGCCGATATACCTCGATCGTCATTCGACCGTTCTCACGGCTTCAAATCTACTTTCAACGCAGGGGACCTTGTCCCTATCTTCGTCGATGAAGCATTGCCTGGTGACACTTTCTCCCTCAACATGACTGGCTTCGCCCGTCTCGCAACTCCATTACATCCATTCATGGATAACGTCTTTCTCAACACCTTTTTCTTCGCTGTCCCTATTCGACTTCTCTGGGACAACTGGGAAAAATTTAATGGTGCTCAAGACGATCCCGGCGACTCTACTGACTTCCTGACGCCTATTGTCACGGCACCTGTCGCCGGCTACGCCAACGGCTCTCTTTTCGATTACATGGGCGTCCCTACTGACGTCCCCAACATCGAAATCTGTGCGTTTCACGCTCGTGCTTACAATCTTATTTATAACGAATGGTTTCGCGATGAAAACCTTCAAGACTCTCTTACTGTTCTTCGTACTGATGGTCCTGATCCAGACACTAATTACACAATAAAAAAACGTGGCAAGCGCCACGATTACTTTACATCCTGCCTTCCTTGGCCTCAAAAAGGAGATTCAGTTGACATACCACTTGGTCAAGCTGCTCCTGTCGCAACTGATAATGCTTCCGGTGCAAAACTTGGTATTTGGTCAACAGTTAGCTCAGCTACAAAAGATATGGGTGTTAGTGGTGGACTTGTCCTTGGCGGCACTACCCTTCCTGACGCTCAAGGTATGTATGCCGATCTTTCTGAGGCTACTGCCGCAACTATCAATCAACTTCGGCAGGCCTTCCAAA